AACCGCAGATTTTTTTTGTTTAAAGAAAATTCTTATTTTCCTTTGCCGAAAAATTTAGTTGCTGACCTTACACCAAAGCTTGCAGCTACAATAACACCAAGCGTGTATTGATACCAGTCGGGCATAGATTCCAAAGCAGCAAAGCCATTTTGCACTGCATCTTCTGCCCATTGAAACGGTAAAAATGAGAGACACAATGGAATTGAAAACAAAATTGTTAGCCATTCGTCCTTCCAGCTTGACTGAGAACCTTGAGCCATAAGGCGCTCCCAATCGGCTTCGCTCGTAGCGGCGCTTTTCATTATGGTCGCTTTCGCTTCTGCCTCGACTAGCTTGAGGTTTGCAGAAGCAGCTTGCGAAGCAGCCTTACCCTTTAACCAACCACCTGCTAATTCTGCTATCGGCCCTATTAATGCTTGTATCATTTCTGTGACTCCTTACCCATCCAAATTCCAAAGCAGCCTGTGAGCGCCCCCATACAAACAGATACTAAACCTGATTGCTGTATGGTGGGTTCAGGCAATGACATGTACCAGTGGACAGATTGATAGGTCAGGATGGTGACGGCTAACATCATAAGTCGGGGTACAATCTTCCAGTCATCTATAACAGTGTGTGCCATTTATATTCTCCCTGTTACGCCAAGCAAAACAACAATGGCGAAGCCAGTTACTAATGTTAAAATTAAACCAATGCTGCCCCATATGGCAATAGCCTCAAACCTTTCAGCCTTTAGCCTAGCTTGTTCTTCTTCACGCTCTTTTCTTTCACGCCGCACCCTAGCTCTAATAGCAATCAATTCTTGCCAAGCAGAGTAGCCACGCAAATGAATTATTAATTCACGTAACTCCTCCTCTGCATCCTTTGCTTTTTGCAAAGCAACAAAGGTTTCCATTGCGTTTTCGTCTTCACTGCCAAACGCGCTGCTTTTTTTCTTATTATGTTTATTGCGCAGATCATCGACGCCATCGAAGAACTCACCAATCTGCTTGGTGACGTTTACTAATTCTTGACCCGCAGAAACAGCGGCCTTTATTGCGGCAAACGCTGTTAAAGGATCAATCATTAGCCTGTCATTGTCATCCGCAAAAGAAGCACAATAATAAATGCGCTACTGCCAATTAGAATAGCTTCTATTCTTTTGACGCGGTTAAACAAGTCTTTGAATTGTATGTCCATTTCAGTTTTCATAGCAATAATCTGCTTTTCTATCTTGTCGATACGCTGATGCGCTGATGCTATAGTCTGTTTAGTCATGCTATATCGTCCACGATTTCTATTTCAATGTATCTACTATTCGGGAAGGTCTGGATTCCACCGTCAGCATAAGTGACTTGGAACTCCCCCTCATAACTACCAACAGTTTGAGTGTTAGCAGCTATCCAAGAATATGTGACCTCACCTGTTGAGGCAGATGCAATGGTCGCTGATGAATCAACAGTAGATGATGACTCACCAGACTTACGCATTTTAAATGCGATACTAGCACCAGTTAAATTAGCAACAGAACCATCGCCATTAATTAAAGTGGCGCTGATTATTGGCTTGGTATCATTCTGTTTAATATAGAAGGTCATGCTTTCTCCTTATTCCATATCAAGCGACATTGGCAAGAAATATCTCTGTATCAACAATCGCATCATTGACGCCAATAGAGATACGAACCGTATTAACTTCAGTGGTCATGATTAAGTCGTTAGCTCCATCAATGTCAGGATTAATTAAGGGAGCGCCCGCAATAGCTGTAGGCTGATCTACTTGAGGCACACCAGTTGTAATTGATACACCAACAAAGTCATTGCTTTCATTAGCTGTAGGAGTATCAATCTGAACTGCGCTAGTTGTAATGCTTGTTGCTGTAAGAGCAACGTTTTCAACTAACGTTGGGGTATCAATTGTTGGTGCGCTGTTTGTAATATCTGTTGACGTTAAGCTATGAACGCCAGTCATTACTGGGGAACCAACAGACGGAGCGCCTATATTAATAACCGCGTCAAAGCTATGATCTATAGCAGCAGTTGAGTTATCAATGGTTGGCGCACTTGCGGAGACGCTGTTCGCAGTTAATACATGATTAACAGTAATCTGTGGCGTATCAATTGTTGGAGCGCTAGTCGCAATCTGGGTATTGAGAGCGCCCTCTGCCGCAGTAGAAACAATCTTAATAAATATATCGCCGCCCATACCAGAATGGTTAGCGCAATAATATTGTAGATATTCTGGTGGGTTAGCGCCAAGAGTTAATTCAAGTCGCTCACTTCCAAGGCCACCAGTAAATACAACTCCATCAGTATACTCAGTGCCATCAGGTGTTCTTAATCTAAAGTCGTGTATAGCCGAACCACCAGAATACATACCACTGCCAGTTAGCCAAAAGCGATACATCCGATCTTGGGATGAAACTCCGCTATGCAGTTCAAGGGTTGGCGTTTCAATGTATGCGCCTCGCGCTATGCCAAGGAAACTTGAATAATCTTGTATGTAAAACTTACCGCCAGACGCACTTACTCTAAACTCCCCTATATGTTCTCTGAATATGTGATGCTGAGAAGAGATAGAAATAGGATCAACAACAGGCGTACCGCAAGTAACTGAGTCAGCAGGTAGTTGCCTTGCAACAGTAGGCGAGTCGATAACTGGTGCGCTGCCTGTTACAGCAGAGGCATTAAGGGAATGGCTTTGAGTTATTGTTGAAGATTCAACAGTAGGAGCGCCTGTTGTAATAGCATTAGTGCCGATTGCTGTGGTTACAATCCCATCATCTGCAAGGGTAGCTGAAGCTAATGGGCTGAAGCCAAGCATGTATTACTCCTACGACTTTGGATAGGCGTCTTTGATAGCCTTGATATCAGACTTCCAAGCATCCAAGCCTTCGTGATATATTTTGTCTAGCTGCTCTGAAATAGGTGGATAAGAGACCACTCGATTGTGCAACCAGTCGTTTTGATCTTGTCTTGCATTAAACTCTGCAACTTCTTCATCAGTCATTTTAACTAATGAGCCATTTACCATTTTGTCCATTAGCTTTCCTTATATTTATAAAGAAGAAATTGACCTGAACTAATTGTCCCACCGTTAGGTCTCCACCTTACCCCGCCAATTCTAGTGCTTGTGTTGTTTGAATCGTAGGAGCCGTGAATAACTGTAGCTCCATCACTTTTGGGGGCATGACCACGGTAAAAGACCCAGTTCCCATTGGCTTTTGTAGATACATCTAGGATAAACCCATGTCGGTCAGTGTCGGTAACGTAACAGTTTATAAAATCTTGACCTGACGTTATAGTTAACGTTGATGTACCGTCTCTCCGATAAGCACAACAGCCTGTTTGAACAACATTACTTGCGTTCATTAAGTCAATCTTAGGAAAAGTGCTTTCTGAAAAGACAACGTACTTACCAATTATTCTATAAACTGCGTCATCATCAAGGCTAGTAAAATCCACCTGTGAAACAGAGGAACTAACCGTTGTCTTACTAACAAACTCCAGCGCACCACCGCCACCCCCAGCCGCAGCGCCGTCAATCGTGACAGAACCACTGGTAGCACTGATATCATTTGTCTGATGATTGATCGTTAAAGACATAGTTTACACCGCCGTTGATCCGTTCATTTCATCTTGATCCATGACCCAAGAATAACACTTGTCCAAGAAGGCATCGCCTGATGCTGCATTGATGTCCTCTAGGTTTGCGTTCATCCTTTTAAAATCGACCTCTCTGGTATCGTCCGTCAGGTTTGAACCTGTCGCGTATCCGCTCAGGTCAATCATCACTGAGAACTTAGGATCAGTCCCACGTTGACGAGAGATGCTTGCTGTTACAATTCGGTAGTATGCGCCATTAAAGGCGATGCCGTATTGACTGTTTTCAGCCGTGATATTGTGTTGAATAGCCATTGGTTAACTCCTTTAGGCGTATGTTAATTCTGAGGTTGTGATGGTTCCAGCCCAACGAATATTTGTGGATGCTGCGCCAGTTACTGCAACTTTTAAGCAGCCGTTTGTAGTGTCGGCACTTAGTGCCATGCCCCAGTTGGGTGTGTTGTCTAGGACAGTTGTTGCGCTGTTGACTAGGACTGTTGTCCCTGCGCTGCCTTCACGTCTGATAAGTCCTTTGATTTCCCAAGCGGCACAATCAGTACCCTCGGATGCTTTTTCACGGGCAACAATAGTACCGCTGAAGGCATAAGCAGAGTTGTTTGGCAGGACTACTTGGTTATCACTAGAAGCTGTGCTGTCATAAGTTGTTAGCGTCTTAGCAGTGCCATCGGTTGTGAACCCTGCGAGATTAAATAAGCCAGTTTGGTGCGCAAGGTTTACCGCGCCACCATCGTTTAACCAGTTACCACCGCCAAACGTAACCTTTGATTTCTCATTAGCCTCACCATAACGACCACCGATTACAGTGGAGTAAGAGGCTGATGCGTTGCTGTTCTGCCCTGTGCTTACTGAGCCGTAACCGCTTGCGATTGCTTGGTAATTTAAAGCTACTGCGCTGCCGCCAGTAGCCTTTGCTTGCCTACCAACAGCCACGCTGTAGTCACCACTCGCTCCATAGCTGCTAGTGTTGTTAGCAATGGCTGCCGCAAAACTGTCAGTTCCCCCGCTGTACGAACCACCAAGGGCTACGGCACCTGCGCCGCCACCGAACTTACCTGCAACTGGGGCTTGAGAAGATGAGTTAGTACCAATTGCGGTTGTATTTTGCTGGACTGCCTGAGAGCCGCTACCAATAGCCACTGCGCGTTCTGCCGCATCCGTACTGGAGCCAAGTGCCACAGCATTTGTGCCAGTTGCCGCCGCATTATTTCCCGCTGCGAATGATGAATTTCCACTGGCTAGGGCGTTTCTTGTTATGGCTACGGCATTTGTACTTGTTGCCTGCGCGTTTGTGCCTATTGCGACTGCATTATTACCACTCGCCGTAGGTGTCGTAGCGGACACTGGATTATCACGGTAGAGGTCTGGGTCGCCGCCACCACCGCCTGAAGCAGTAGACCAACTTGTAGTTCCATCTCCCGCTGTAGTTAAAACTTGGCCGCTTGTACCGTCAGCCGAAGGCAGGGTGTAGGAAGATGATACTCGTACACTTTGATTTGTATGCCCTAAAGTAATTTGATCTGAAGCAGAGGATGAAGCGCCCTTACCAATTACAACAGACGCAGTGTGTGATGCTGTATTGCTGCTTCCAATCGCGTATGAATAGTTTCCACTTGCGGTACTACTGTCGCCAATGCCGACTGAATATGAACCAGTGCTATTTATCCAACCGCCAAAGGCGAAACTGGTCGATCCAGTTGCCTTGCTTCGCCGTCCAATCGATACACTATTTGAGCCAGTAGCGCCGTAGGAACTGGAGTTACTTGTTGTGGCTGCTGCAAAACTATGACTTCCAGCCGCCCTAGAAGTTCCCAATGCCACAGCATGTGTCGCGGAGTTAGACCCATGAACTCTTGCGTTTGCACCAATTGCAGAACCATAATCCATCTGTTCGACATAGGCATTTTCGCCTAACGAAAGCCCACGCCCACTATCGCTATCGACGTAAGCGCCTGCCCCAAGTGTGGCCGACTGAAGTGCCATGGCTCTTGATTGATAGCCTATGGAAATTGAGTTGTCTCCACCAGCGCCATAAGAACTACTATTGTTAGCAATTCCCAGAGCAACCGAATAATCACCATCCGCTCTACTATGTGGCCCTGCGAGGGTACTTGTATCCCTTGATACAGCGCTATCTCCCAGCGCCACGGCATTTGCACCCGTGGCTGAGGGTTGGGCTGATGGACTACTTTCGTTGGCAGCATATAAGTCTGCACCACCGCCACCGCTTGCAGTAGCAAAGGATAAGGCTCCACTGCCGTCTGTCTGAAGCACCTGATTGGCGCTTCCGTCAGCAGTTGGTAGGGTATAACTTTCTGAGATGCGTACAGCTTGAGTGCTTCCACCAATGTTAACTTGATTAGCGGCTGTACTCGTAACGCTGTCCCCTATACTTACACTTTTAGAATGACTTGCCGTGCTATCGTTGCCAAGAGCCATCGCCCAAGCAGCACTCGCGGTATTATTATAACCAATTGCAGTGCTGTATGACGTAGTTCCAGATGTATTTAAGTATCCTATCGCAGTAGCATTTGCACCAGATGCAATATTACCTTGCCCAATACTTACAGTTCTTTCACCTGTCCCTTTTGATGTATTGCCAATTACGGTTGCGCCCTGCCCAGTAGCGCCGTAACTACTTGTGTTATTAGTAATTACTGCTGCGAAACTATCAGCACCAGAAGCGTAAGAATTACCAATCGCAGTAGCCCCACTACCAGTAACAGCTTGAGCAGGATAACCAATCGCTATTGAGTTAGTGCTAGTCGCATCTGTGTATCCACCAAGAGCAACTGAATTTGAGCCACTTGCGACTGACCTAGCACCAAGGGCAACTGAGCCGCTTCCTGTGGCTTGAGCAAACTTACCTAAAGCGGATGACTCAGTTTGAGTTGCGTCACTATCAGAGCCAAGCGAAATAGAATCTGTTCCACTCGCTGTAGATTCTTCGCCTATTGCTACCGCATTATTCCCACTTGCTGTAGGAGCAACAGCAGAAACAGGATTGTCAGCATAAAGGTTAGGTAAGTCTTCTGCGGCAGCAGTAATAAATACAGTTGCAGAGCCACTTAAGTTTAAAGCAGAACCAGAGTTGCTACTTTCACTTACAGTACGAGAGAGCGTTGTCCCACTAGATGTGTAAGTTCCTGTTCCTATTTCCCAATTATTGCTATCCTCAATGACATAGCGAACCACATCAGAATTAGCCACTCCTGCATCAGCAAAAGATTGGTATCCAGTCTCAGCGCTACCCAGAGTAATGGTTCCAGTACCAGTACTGGACGTTGACATTTTTGCTCTGTTTTTAAGAACAGCCATTGTTTAGCCCTTATGCCGGATCAGGAATCTCAACATCAACTGCTGTTAAGCTAAATGTATTTCCAGATGTAACTGCCTGAGAAGATGATAAAGAACCTGTTACAAGCAAGCGTGTATTGCTTGTGTCAGTAATCGCATAGTGTGTTGCTGTACCTGTTGCTGTTACAGACGCGCCAGAAATTGCACTAAGCGTGACCTTACGTCCTGATGTATCACCATCAGTAGGAGCAGAAATGCTAATGCTAGTTGTGTTTCCAAGCGTGTTTGTAGACGTTGCCGCAGTGTAAGTTGACGGCTCTGAACTGCAAATATCAACGCGATTTGCTTCTGTATCTAAAACGGTCAAGCCGTTGTCGTATACTCGGTTTGCTAAAGTTGCCATATTTATCTCCTATATTAATTCCTTGTTCAATAAAAACAAAGAAAGATCAACGCACAAATTACTGACGCCCAAATGCAGACTTAGTTGCATAATCAATAAACGCTTTGGAATCTTCCTTAGCCCAGAACACTTGAGTCAATGGTAAGCTAAAGTAAAATTCCCTTGCGGCATCAGCATACTCTTGCTGACCGATTTTAGCACCTGCGTCAACAAAGTCCTTTATGGTAGACGGCCCTGCGCCCATGATTGTCATCATGCCTTCGGCAAATCCGTCTTCACCATAATAAGGTAATCTAACAGCGTCATTATCTGGATCATTAAGTCCAAGCTGAACCCCAACCCTGATAGAATTAAATGCAACATCTCCATAAACAGAAGATATACCACTTCTTTCGATTGCCGCCATAAATCTTTGGTCATAATCCATCTCTTCCCATGCCCAAGATGGAGTTTTGATCTTTGCGATTAAATAACCCATGCCAATCATAGTCGCAAAACCTGCATACTTAGACTTTAGTTGGCCTTGGGCTGATGTTTGCAAGATGTTAGCCATTGCTGACATTGAGAAGTTGTAAAATTGAAACGGAAGTGTAGCGATTGGCATTTCCCACCGAGCATAGCCCGGAAAACTTGGGTCTTCTTGTATATTTGGCATAATTTTACGCGCATTTTTGATCTTAAGAAACACAGAGCCATCTGCATATTTAAACCTAGTAGCAGGTGAAGAAGTAAGAATTGTATTTGCTATGTTTTGAGACACAGCGGCCCTAAATGCCACAATTGTTTCTGTTGGAACGCCAGAGTTTGCCCACTCAGATATATTGCCAACGTTTAAGCCTCGGTCTGTCATTTCTGTTGGCGCTTTTGCAATTGCTTTTAAATGCTTTGGGTCAAGACCATACCTTGCAGCAAATTCTAGCTCAAAGTTAGACGTTTTACCTGCTTCTACATTTTTGGCTATCTGTATAAACTTATGAACGGACAAAGTTCCCGATATAGTTTTTAGGCCAACAGTCATAGGGCCAAGTCCGTTTGCAATAAAGCCTATATTCTTTACTGAGTTCCAAATATCAGAACCGACCTTAACACCAGTCTCTTCTAGAACCCTTTGCTGAACAATGCCTAAAGAAAGCTCTACAGCCTCGCCATAGATTCCTTTTATTTCGTGAAATTGACGCTGAACAGAAGCGCTTTCCATTGCACCAAGCGATGCTCTGAATATATCTTTAAAGCCATGCTCCATAACCATCTTTGGAATATCGCCAATTGCAGTAATCCCTGCACCGCCAAGATAATTCAAAGAAGCATACTCTTTTAAGAACTGCACAGCTTTTGCAGACAGGCTTGTTGGATTATCAAGCGTGGATGCCGTTACACGCCTATAAAGAATTGTAAGGTTTTGCCTTAACTCATTAACATCCTCTAACTTCATGCCATTAGAAAGCAAATCACCAGTAAGCTCGTCTGCTAGCTCGTCGTAATTTTGCTTAAACATATTCGCAAAGTCAATTTTGCTTCCCATTCTGGTGTTATATGTCCGAATTACCTCACGGACATTTGTATTTATAAAGTCAACAACCTCAGAGTTTGGGATGGCAATAGCTCTGCTTGGGAACTTAATGCTTTTAGATGTCGGAATGTCAGAAGGAACGTCATCGCTAAGTATAGAGCGAATAACTGAATCAACGTATTTATCTTGAGCCTCCAAATCACCTGTTAAATCTGCTTTTTCATGCAGACCAGTCTTATTATTGTACTTTACTCCAAACGGATTTTGCCTGATCCAGTTTGTAAGTATTGTTCTGAATGTCTGAGAGCCTTTTTCATCTAATTCTATAGCTCTGTGATCCCACATACGCATAAAGTAGGGTTCTTTTTTGCCCATAGGCCGAATGTCGCCGCTTGTTACATATGCTAAACTGTTTTCAAGCTCTGCTAGGTCTTCCCTATTTCTTATTATTTGGGCGCTCCAATATTCTTCTGCGTCTTTATATCCGTTTTCTTTTGCTCTTTGCAGCCTATCCTCGGCATGATCTATTTTGCTTTGTTTTTGGATTATTCTTGATTGTAAAAAATTACTTGAGCCAATTACACCTGCCCCTGTTGCCTCATTTCTCATTCGGTCAAAGTATTTTTGAAACAACTCTGCGGCTTCTTTCTCTTTAGCCGTCAAGTTTTCGCCAGTAATATGTTTTATAAGCGCTCTTTCAGCCCACTTGTCTAAACTTACACTTGAGCGCGTTGCCTTGCGAACAAGATTTGGCGCAATGCGTGGAGCGTCAGTTGCCTCCTTCCAGATTCGAGTAAGCTCTGACTCAAACTGAATAACGTCTGCTCTTCTAAGTTGGTTTTTTATGTGAACACTTGGCGGCAGAGTCATGCCTAGTTTTTGCCCTGCGTAAAGCAAAGAACTATCACCTGCTAAAAGCAATGAGGATTTCTTAAATCTATTTATGGCTTGCTTAAGCTCTGGTGAAGCGTTCTCAGGCAACTTAAATCGAGCAATTGTTTTTATTGGCGTTGGTAAAATGTCTAGCTTATCAAGAAAACTTGCAGCAAGACTATAAGGGTCTTCTGAAACGGTAAGACCTTCATCTAACCGCCTCTTGTTCATTTCATCAATAACAATATCTCTTTCTTTAGTTGTCTTATTTAAACTGGAAACTAAGCCATCTAATGTTTCAGACCCCAACACAGGATGAACCCCGTCCTCCACTTCTGCAATTGTTTTTGCAATTCCGTGAATCCTTTGGGTCATATTCTGGACTTCTGCTGTTAGCTCTTGATCGCCAAAGCTTTTAAACGGCCTTTCCATTTTTGCGCCAGAAGCCAATCTTGCTTGAAGCTCTCCAAATTTTTCCATTTCGAGAATAGTTAAAGAGTGATCTTGTATTCGGCGGTGTGCATCAGTCATTGCACCGTTGAACATACCTTTGCCTTTTGCGATGCCAAACCCAAGGCCGCTTCCTAATACCGCAGAAGCGCCAATATAAGCCGCACCCTCGCGCCAATCGTAATCAGGCATACTTGAGTACCGAATAGCCTCTTCCCCTGCTGCAATAGCCGCTGCAGTGCCTCCAAGGTTTATTGCTTGCTTTGCAGCAGTAACGCCTCTTGCAAACCTAAAAACTGGAATAGCAGCAAGAGGGTCAAGAAGACCTGCGGCAAGCGTCTGGCCTACAGAAGCCTTGCTCGTCACGCCTCTATCTGCTTGCTTTTTTAAATAAAGCTCCTTCTTTACATCAAACTCTGCTTTTGTGGCAGCAAGCATAAGGTCTTCTTCAATTGGCTTATAGAAAGGTTCTACCACACGATCAAACTCTTCTCTTTCAGCCCATCTATTATAAAGCCCATTTGAAACAACAGGGTCTTTCCAATAAGAAATGTTACTGTAAACAGAATTTGTAAGCGTAGGGTTAAAGAATGAAGTTCGCTGACCAGTAACGGGCGTTAGAATATATGGTTCTGCCATTATTTTTCCCCATCCAACATTTTCTGGATTTCATCTAAAATAAAGTCAGGAACTTCATCAACACTTTTATAGCCAAGAAGCTTTCTGTAAGCGTCAACTCTAGTTATATAATCTTTAGCAAGCTCATTTGACTTTGGCCCATAACCTGTGTCGTATTTTTTCTGTGTTCTGATCCAATTTAACGTTCTACTTTTTACTTGAGACAGCCTATTTTTTTGTGTGTAAGTAAGGCCATTATCGTCGCCCTCTGTTACAAGGTCTATAAGCGTATCACCTAATGATTTTGTTTCGGTTTTTACTCCCGAAAGGTCTTGCAATTTGCTTATAAGAGCTTGCTCATTTGCAGTTCCAACGCTTTTTACAGCATTTTTGTAATTTTCTTCGCCAAATTCAGTTATTAACTGTTGCTCCAATTGACCTAGATTTGTTTCTTCGGCCCCAGACTCAGTATATACTTCTGGCTGTTCTTCAACTCCATAAAACTGTTGCTCAAGGTTAGTAAGTTCAGCCTCGAAAGATGCTTTCAAATCATTAAGGCCAAAAGCAGAGCCAACAACTTCGTCAACACTTCCATCCTGCCTCATTCTAAACACCATCCATATAGGATTTGCAGCATCGCTAGATGGGTGAGCGCCAACAAAAGCACGATCAACCTGATCTAACTCAGCCAAGTGATTCGTTAGATTGCCAAACAAATCCTTTGTTGTTTGAATCGGATATATGTCTGGGTCGTGCCTCATTTGAGTCACAGTAACTTTTGAGTTTGGATAATATTTTACAAGCCTTTCTTGGCCTATATTTAAAATATTAATGTTTTGGAGCTTTTGCGCTATAAACCTATCAAACTTTGGCTTGTCATCCGCACTAAGATAATCAGTCCAATGAAGAGCCGAAAACTCACTGCCACCAGTAAAGATCGAATAAGCATTAGGGTCTTCCACAAAACCTGTTTCATAAATGCCCTTAACAATTTTTTTCCAATTATTGCCCCCGATTTGATTTGCTATAACCGCAGCCTCAATAACAGGAGTAATGCTAGGAATTAATTGAGATGGAATACTTGCGGCTAATGCCAAAGAAGTAGCATCTTCAAAATTAGTCATGCCTTTAAACTGTTCTTTAGTTAAATTTTGGGCAATTAAAACTTCATTTATAAACCTGCCAACACCACCTTGATAAGATGCTGACACCAAATCAGCCATTGAGAACACTTTGAGCTTGGCTATATCTTCTTGGCTTAGATCGCTATCAATACCCAAATATGCAGGTTTAACTTTTAGCCTTCCATCTTGAAGAAAAAAGAACTCTTCCCTTAAGTGCATAGCAAAGTTTTCTGCCTGTTGGTCATTTAACTGACCATCAAGAAGGCTTCTTGCAGAATCCACAATAAGCATATTAGGAAAATACGGATTGCCCTTAGAGTAAGTTAAGAAATTGCCTATGCCTTTAATTTCTGAAATCTGTTCACTTGACATTGTGTATAAATCAGGAAAGTCACTTGGATTAAGGCCAAGCATTTCAGCAGCAGTGTTTGTAATACCCCTTGGGTCTTTTAATTGTTCAGAAGTAAATGGTGTTTTAGCGTCAATTTTAGCCTCTAACTCAGTTTTTGTACGCGCTTTTTGTGCTGAATCAATATCTGCACTTTCGTTTGAGGCAAGACCTGAAAGAACAGATGTAATTTGTTTATTATTAAAACGAACAGGAGTACCTTTAATGTTTAATTGAGCTTTATTTACAGCGTCAGCAATTAGCTTTTCTTCTTGTGTAAGCTCTACTGTAACATCCCCTAGAAAAAAACTTTCTAACCTTTGTAAAGATTCTACTTTTTCGCTTGGATTTTGAGAAAGACCCCCTAATGTTTTTCTCAATTGAGAGTCAGCATAATCATCAACAATTTTTTGCGCCTGTGAGGTTAATACATCTATACTAGCCCCAACCGCATCCCCCTCCCTTACTAAAGCTTTCCCAACATCTTTAAATTTTACACCAGAGCCAGCTCGACCTACAAGGCCTGACGCAAATTCTTTAAAACCTTCTAAATCATCTTCATTTTGTTTAGCGGTTATTGCGTTTGAAATTTCTTTCCAAGCGCTTTGATACTCAGTCCCAATTAACTTTTCTGAGCGAAATGTTTCTTTAAACTTCTCTGCAATTGCTTTTGCATCACTTAACGATGTTGTGTTCAGCTTTATACTTTGCAAAGTAGATGTCTGAAGCCGATCCATAGCCAACGAAAGTGCAGCTTTTCTATCTTGCTGTACAGTTGTGGCTATTTTTTTCCGACCAGTTAAAAAATCCTTAAATGGAGTTGGGTTCTCCATCATAAGGTCAAAATACAGATTAGCGTGTTCTTTTGGCAGTATGCTAAAAAGAACTTTTGGGTCTTTAATCCCATCAATTAGAAAAGAAATCTGCTCTTTATTTAATACAGTATGGCTAACACCGCCTTTTGCTGGTCCTTTTTTTGGCTTTCTAGGCAAAGAAAGCAATTGAGACATAAGACCTGCGGCAAGCTGTTCTTTCTGCTTTATTACTGCCGTCTTTAGTTTGCCAAAAGCTTCAGCGCCAATGTCAGCCTGATAATAAGCAGCTTCATCAAGCAGAGTATCCATCTGCGCCATAATGCTTTTTACTTCTATTGGAGTAAAATTTCTGCCCTTAATGTAAGCTTCGGCTGATGTGTCTTCAAATATTTGAGTGTTATCGAAAACTTGCTGCTTAAGGTCAGCGACAAAAGCTTTTTGTTCCTCGGCTATCCGCGCTTGCTCAATTCTTCTTTGTTCGGCAAACACTGCGCCAACATTTGAAGCCGCGCTAAATTCTGTATTCAGATCAGCAGAAAGAGAAACAAAGTCTGCTTGTGTAAAGTCATCAGAGAGCAGCATAACTTGCTTTAGCGCGTGTTGAGCTTTTTGTGGCAGTATATCCATTATTGCCTTGCTGCCGCCTACTTGAAGGTAGGTTTGTATCATGCCCGAAAACTCTGCGACTTCTGGCTGCTTTAGTATAGTTGAGATTCTTCCTTTAAGGAAAGCTGTTTTTGCCGCTTTAAACTCTTCTATAGACTTGTTGTTAGTCGCAATCCCTAGCGTTTTGAAGTCTTCAAACTGTGTGCCAACTGCGGTTTGTGTTTGGTAAAACTCATGAAAGTCACCATCGCCACTTGCACCTGAGTTATAAGCCGACTCATAGAAGTCATTTAAAAGCCGAGAGTAAGCAAGTCTTGTTTCTTCTTGCATTTTTTGGATTTGCAAAACTTCAAGTTGGCTTTCGCCTCTGGTTCTTGCTGATGCTCCTGCGTCAACAATGACTTGTTTGTAATAGCCAGACGCATCTTGCCCAATACCTTCTAGGTAAGCATTGAGGGTCTGCTCAAATAACTCTGGAGCATTGTCTTCAACAGAAACCTTTTGTGCAATCTCATTGGCTTTTGCTGATATTTGATCGCTTACAGATGTTTGGAAGCGTTGAAGAAGAACTCTCTCAAAAGCGTTTTTCCGAAACTCCCCCATGTGATCTGCTTGTTGAGAGGCAATTGGTTTTTTGGTATCTGGGTCAAAGGAGAGTATTTCATTAATTCCAAGCTCTGCTGCTTGTAGCTCACCTGACTCAATAGCTTTGTTTTTTTCAAACTCAAAAGCTCTGGCTCTCATTTTGGCGGCTGACTCTTTTACAGCCTGACCAATTTCTTGCCCTGCAACTGGAACTCTGGTAACGCCAATGGGCGCAATCCCAAATCTTTTTTGTTGTCTTACAATAGCCATTATTGAGTCTTCTTCCAATCAAAGTAGGCTTCACCACCAGTCGTTGCAGCTTCCATCATTGAAGCATAGAGGCTTTCTCGACCTTTTCTCATTGTGGCTGCACCCTGTTGTTTCATAGCAAGCTGATTTATTCTTGCCATAATTGCTACATCTGAAATGTCACTCCCAACAACTGCTTTATCAGCCCTTTTTTGAGCTAACGCAGATGGATCAGATACATCACGACCAAATTTACTATACAAAGCGTCTGCACTTTTAACCGCGCTTTTAAATGCGCCTATCGCTGCTGTGCGCGTTTGTATCCCTTGCGCATTTGCAAGTTGAGATTCAGTGCCAATATTAAACGTTTGAAGCTTTGCTGTTTGATAAGCGCCTATCCCTTGGATTAAAGCACCTCCAGCTTGCATTAAGCCTAATGCTAATTGAGCGCTCATATTATTAACTCCGCGATTATTCCATTGACCTGCATAGTAAGCGGGTCATCTTGTTCAATTGTAACCTGTGGGTCACGACTATAACCCAGAGAGCGAAACTCTTTTTTACCAGTAAATCCAGAGGCCATCGTTGGCGTTCTGCTGTTTACCTTAACTGAGTTTGCGTTCTTTAAGTCTAAAACAATGTTGGTAATTCCTCTCGCACTGCCAGTTGCAGGGCCATTGCTTACAGCAACATCAACAGGATTTGTTATTATTTTAGCTGTGTACTTCTTGCCTACATAGGCGTGAGTGTAACTTGATGCCGAGTGCGCAGACAAATCAACCTGATTGCTTCCATTTACAGTAAAAGCTCCAAGCGAATATTGCGTGGAGTCTTTAATAGCAATTACATCAACAGAATCGCCAGAAGAATATACAGCGCTTACATCAACAACATTAGTTGATATTGCACCATACAACCAGAAATCCAAACCAACCTCAGTATCAAACTCACAAAGCTTTAAGTTACCATCTGAATCATAGACATTAGCAAACAAGCGATCCTCAATGCTGCAAACCGATCCAAATGTGCCATTGGCTACTACCCTAGTCCATGATGCTCTCTTCTCTGCTCTGTTTGAGGAAAACAAAGCAAGGTCGCCATTGTTAAGAGTTAAGGCAGCGTATGAATCTGGAAGGCCAAAGCCGCTATGAACAACGGCTAAATACTTTGGGTTATCTATTAAGTGAGAGGCAATTGTTGAGATAGCTGTAGCTGTATAGGCTTCCTCTGTGTCGGTGTAGATATACTCCCGAATAATCCTACCATTATTCTGCACAAAGATTGTTGCGCCGTCTATTGACGTAGGCTCAACGTGTTCGACCCCATATGGTGTCTGCTTTCTTATCTGTGCGTTGGTCGGCGTAATGGCTTGATTAAGGTAAGTTGGAATATAAAGCTCATTAGATGCAGTGAAGACTTGCAAGTCTCTGTTTGAAACAAGATACCTTATTTCATTAACATCACCTGTTGCAGCTACCATAGAGATAGAATCTGTATCTGCTGCATCGCCTACGTCAAAGTTAAAGAACTCGCCAATCTGTGACATCCAAATATTATCTGGCTCTGCTATTGTGCCGCCAAAGCAAAGGCGGTTTTCATGGAACTCTACCGCCGCAGGATAGCCCCTCTTAGCTGACCAAGCTTGCTCATCCCAATCTGCTCTAGGCGCATGGGTTACAACAGTTACCTGACCACCGCCATCTTCAGCAGAGGAAGCAGCGCCACCCGCAGTAAAGGTAAATGTGTTTTCGTCGATAATGCCGCTTACAGTTCTAGCCCCGTTTAAGTTGCCAGTATTAATACCGCCAGTTGCTGAAGCCCCAGAAAAAGTAATGGATTCACTACCTGAGAAGCCGTGATTTATCATAGTAACTTCTACAGTTGTGCTTCCGTCAATAGTGCGAAATGGATTTAAAACGGACAGGCGAGTTGACAGTTCATCTACAACATTACCTGTTGCCTGAGTTGCAGACTGAACACTGGTTATTGTAATCTCATTGCCGCTATATCTAACCACTACGCCGACATGCAGAGAGTCAGCGTAGTTGCCACCAGACTGACTGCCTGTTGTATCCCAATATGCAGCGCTTGTTGTTAAGGTTATCCCTGTTCCAGTTGTAGCGCTAGGATCAAGCGTTACGCCATGACCTTGGAACTTGGAGTAAGGTTGGAACGTATCGCTGTTATCTGCCCTTTGGTCAAAGCTATATGTAGAAACTTCAAACGCAGTAAGGCTTGTTCGCGTCAACATCCTTGGCGCAAAGAGTGGATGGCAGATAAACATAACATCACCATACTGCGATGTAGTGTATTCTTTTAAATAATCTTGATCGAAGGGAAGCGCTGCGCTACTTGTGTCCGCTGTTATAGTAGAAACAAGACTTACTGTACCATCTGTTAGAAGGCGAAAGCATCTTACTTTCTGGTGTTCTACCGAAATAATGTATTCTTCGTTTTCATCAAAAACAAATGGGAACAAATGCGATTGTTCTTTTGCAGGATTGTTTAAGCTATAGTCGTAGATAAACTTTAGGCCATAACGCTTTTTGACAGACCCCTCTGCCATAACAACCATGTTCTGTAGACTTTGTGCTGACGCATTGTAGACGGCAGTGTCAGTTCTCATAATAAGAGAGTCACTTACTTCGCCATACTGAAAGCTGCTAATTGGTATTCTGATCTTTTGCATTAGCTGCGCCTTTCAGTAATAAACCTCGAAGTGTTTAGTTTGCGCGTTGTTTGTTGCTGAGAGTCAATGTTTCTAGCTTTCATAAACAATGAAGCTGCTTTCTGCTCCATCAAGCCAGCTAACTGCGCATCCCTAGCTATTGAGATTGCAAACGATGCAGCAAGCAAAAACTGAATTGGCGTTGTAAAGTAAGAAGGCCAGTTGGATTCAGCTTCACGCTCAACATAGTCTAAGACTACAGTATCTGTTGAAGTTGCATCACAGAATATTTTGTTCCCATAAATATCGTATTTAATAGCAGTATCGTTAATCGTTACGCCTATTACGGTAATGCAGGAGGCAGGTATGTGATAAGCGGCATCAAACTTACCTTTAGGGGCTGTTGTTAATCTTGTGAGATTGGATTGTGTAGTCGCGAAACGCCACCGAAAAGAAGCAAACGATGTACGAACAATGTCTTCATAAAGAGCGTTTGCAACTTTTGCCTCTACTGTATCAGCCGTAAAATCAGTAATGGCATCTGCGCCAATAAGATATAAGGCGTTGGTTGCAACTTCTATTGCGGAATCTGCTACTCTTGGCATGGCAGTATGGGGGCCGAAGCCCCCACCCCTTAGTTGTTATCTAAGACTTCAAAGACGCCATCATCGTCAATAACGACAGCCCCCATTGACATCATAGATGTTGCAAGGTGAGAGACCTTCTCTGGGACATAGTTAATCTCAGTTTGGACATCAGCATTAATGCCAAGCCCAACAGCCGAAGTATGGTAGGCAAAGTTCTTGCCCCCTGCTACTGCTGAGGTTGAGAAAATCTTAAAGCCCAAGAACTCTTTCATTGTCATGCCACCTGCAAACGGTAGGTTTTGAGGCCCAACGTAATCTGAGGAGGCAAATTCAGTGATTGAGAACAGATCAGCAAATCCCGCAGGAGACATTGCTAGATAGCGCTGCCCATCTTCTGGGACATCTTCTGATCCGAATGTCTCAAAGAGAGTAAGCAAGTCTGCTTTTACAAGCGCACCACCTGTATCAGCGACCTGAGTGCTATTAGCACCCGCGTCTAGTGCGGCAATGATAAGCTCATCAGTCTTACGACCAAGCGCAGCAGCAGCAGACTTTGTTACAGCTTGGCGCTCGTTGATGTTGATTTTCAACTCATCTAGTTTATCAATGTACTCTGGAGCATACCAGTCAGCCATAGTGACTTCGACGGTTGAGTGCGCCAGTTCCATTGCGGTTATGTTGGCATTACGAGATTTCGTAGTTGCCGCGCCTTTTCCGATTACTTGGAAACGAGCAGTTGAACCTGTGACATTTGTAGACCGACAAGTGTTCCGTAGTTTAGAACCCATACGTTGGTAATCTAAATGCACTTCGGCTTCAAACTGCTTGATAAAGGCATTGTCAATTGTATTAGCCATTTTTACAGTCCTTGTTTGAAGTTGCAGTTTACAACGGGTGTCCACTCTCGCACTTCAATAAGGGTATCCTTTCGGGCCTTTCAGTGCATTATGGGCCGTAATGAGCTATCGTAAACATTCTTTTTGTTCGGATTGCAACGCACAAATTCAACATACTTGTTTTCTCCGACCACTGAAGTGCCGACAGGTTCAAAGCCAAGCCAAGCTGCCCACTGCAATATCCCCTCATAATCGGCTAGGATAGTCATGGTCATGTTGGGCTGAGTCTTGTCAAAGAAGTTAACCAACATCCTTGATCCACGCGCTAGCATAGTGAAGTTTTCTTTTATTTTATTTGAGAACATGCAGAACATTTGAGGAAAGTCTTGATCTTCAGTAAAGAACAGACCTCCAACAGCTATAAAGCTTTCGCCTTCTCGCCTTACAAGATAGCACTCGGATGTTTCGTACATCTCAATGATGGCTTGCTCAACGTCAGTGTGACCTAAGATGGCAAGCTCTCTTTTATTTTCCCTACTCAAGTTGGCAACAACTTCATCAACATGACGTAAGGTAAAGGGGGTCATATAATAACGCCCCCTTTTTAAAATCTTAACCTCTTCTTGAGTAAAGGGCTTGGTATCCTTCGGTGACTTGCTTGATGAAGTGAGGGTCGCGGTCTTTATGATATCTTGGGTCACTCATCATCTCCCTTAGATCGGCCTCACTTTGACCTGCTGTTGATTGCGCTTCTGCTGCAAATGAACCGTCCTTCATTGCTTCCATTATTGTTTCAAGCGCAAGGATTCCTTCGTAGCTTTCACACATGCGCTCTACGGCAGGGATTGCTTCAGTAGGAAAGAACTTATCGGCAAACATAGATGCCGCTTGTATACGGTCATTTGCATTTTCACCTAGCTTTGCGGCTTCGCCCTCAAGGTCTGGCTGTGCGTTTCCTACAGCTTGGGAGTACATTTCAATGCCTTTATTAAACTCTTCCTGAGAAAACCCATTTTCAAAAGAATGTTCAGCCCACCACTGTAAAAGCTCATTGTCTACAGCAGACTCTTGGTCAACGCTTTCTGGCAGTTGATAATCACCTGCTGACTCTGGCCTCTCGCTAAAGGCTTCGGTCTGAATCTCTTCGATGATCTTAGATCGAATGTCTTCATCTTTTGTGCCAAGCTTTGACTCTAGCTCCTTATACGCTTTAGCTAAGTCCTCACCTGTGCTGTATTTTTCGGGCAACCACTCTGGTCGTTGTGGTTGGCTGTCTTCTGCTACAACGAAATCACGCTCTTCTGTAGGCGCTTCTACGGCTGTTGCTTCGGCTACTGTCTCGTTCATTTGTTCTTACTCCTGTGCGAATGTGAGATACGTTGCTCAATAAGGCCAACGAGATAACGTTGACCTTCTATATGTCGCAACTCTTCTGTAGTCACATTAGGCCCATTAACCATTTCGATTGTAATGGAGCGCAGATAACGCAGGACTTCCTGTCCTGTGGGCGAACTAAATACATGGGCGATATTGTGGCTTACCTCCACATCTTTAGCAGAGGGTCTTTGTATTCCGTCTATCCCAATATTAACCTTGTTCGGCAACCATCTGTCCCTGTTGCTGTTGCTGCTGCGCCATTTGCTGCGCTAATGCAGCTATTTGTTTACGCTGTTCTTCATCACGAATCAAGCTTTCTGGTACACCAAACTTTTTAGACAGGTGAATTGCAGTCTGCTCACCATCAATTAGAAGCTGCAACATCTCAGGGCCAAACGTCCCACCAACTAATTCTAGGAATCTTGCTACGCTAGAAATGTCTTGGTTTGCTTGTGCTTGGGCTAATGGGGATACAGATCGAACCTTAACCTCTCTGCCATTAACTGTTGGCACTTCAATGCGACCCTGCTTCTTAAGAATATAGATCACACGCTGCAATACTGGCTGAACTAGCTCTGCTTGCAATCTGCCGAAAGCTGCGCCCATTCTGCGAGACAGGTCTGCCATACGCTCTGCGACTTCTGTTGCAGTTGCGGGTGTGGTGTCAGGCTTGCCGAGCATATCATTGTATAAAGCTTGTTTAATGTTGTGACGCATATCGCTAAGAACAAGCTGCGCAACATCAAACTTACCTGCTGCTTGGATAGGCTGAAGGCCAGTTGACCCCATAGCTTTCGGTATGATTGTGCCGGGCACTAAGTTTATCGTGTCAGGGTTGATTACACCGTCATCTTCCATCTGATATATGCCAGAGATCGACATCTGCGCGTTCTCAAGTATCAACTGAATGGTAAGGTTGGTTGTCTTGATTGAAGACAGGGCATTAAGTAGTGGCCCTCGCCCATATACTTCACCTGCGCACTTTCCCCAACGAAAGCAAACAAATGGATTAGAACCCAGACCGCTTAATTCCTTCGTATATAAGCAGGTGCTTGTTGTCAGGCAGATAGCGTAATGGAGATAGGAGTATTCGTTCTTTTTGGAGTAGTCTCTACAAACAATCTCAAGAACGGTAGTCTCTTGCTCTTTGCCCATCATGGCTTGCACCTTTGGGCTAAACTTGCCCTTCGGGTACATTAGCTCAAGATGATCGAACTTAACCTTCTTGCGCTCACGATAAACGTGGTCAATCTGTCCATTAGGACCATTCTCAAGAATTATATGCGGAAGTGGTATAGCCGAGAAGTTAATAGGATTAACTGCATCGCCTTCTTCTACGCAAAGAATACCAGTGCCAACTGCTAAATCCATGAAAGATTCATGCACTTCTTGGCTAAAGTTTGAGTTTTGCAAAACCTCAAAAACATATTCAGTTACTTCATCTAGCTGATTGTCTACGGCTTCTCTTTCGCTCTTGGGTACTTCACTCCCTGCCATAAGGTCAGCCCATCGCGCAAAGTTAGGAACTATACCAGACTGTAGACGGCTAGCAAATTCTTGAACTCCAACTACAGCCGTCTCGTCAAAGATTTTTTCATCTCTGCGCTGCCCTGCCTCTTCGTAATAGAATGATTCTCGTTGAGGCAACGCATACTCATAGCACTCTTCAAAAAGCGGAACCCATTTATCCCTTAAGGCTTTAGCCTTGTTGTACTTTTCGATGTACTTTTTTGCAATTGGATCATCAGCCATTAGCTAAACCTACCTAAAAATCCTTGACCAGCTGCTCTCATAAGCGATCTGCGACCTGCGCCACCGCGCATACCACCTCGGCGTTCAGTGCCTGACTCAATAGCTTCTTGGATGTCTTCGCGCTTTTGAGTAGCAGATACTTCTTTTACTTTTTGCTCCGCTGCATCTGCCTCAACGCGCTGTTCAGCAGCAACTTTCTTCTCTTCTTTTGAAGGCCCAAAACACATAACGCGCTCCTTTATTTTTTACATTCGTAACCATAGAACAAGATAAATCACAATGCACAAACTACATTCTTGCCCAAAACCCCTGCTTTTTAGTGCGTGACTGCTTAGAAAAGACATCAAAGCTACGCCTTGCAACAGATACCTTTGCAGGTTTTTGTGTATTCATAAGCGCTCGACCCTCACCTGCACCCAAGAAAAGATACTGTGCAGCATCGTGAACGTGGCTAAACATATTCTTGTCTGGCTTGTCTGCGTACCTTTCGCCAGAAACTTCCATGCGCTTGTACGCATAGCCGCCCTCAAAGCCTTTGATTAGCTGTGGGCATCTGCGATCAATTAATAAAGCAGGTTTACCTTCGACCATCTTAGTCAATTGGGAGGAGACTGACTCAAGCCGAAGGTCAACGGAGTTGGAAGGCGCAGGGAACGCCCTCAAACCTGCTCCGCGCAAGATGTGAAATGGAGTAGATTCATCAGTCTGTGCGCGGAAATCACCTGCGGGGTCGCCATAGATTATTACTTCCGACGCTGCCGCAAACCTTATAGCTAGCTCGTTTCTAAGAACTTCGGCAAAACGCACGATGCCCATGTCTACGGCCACAATTTCGGATTGAATAAACCATCGCCCTCGAACCTTTTGTCCAAGCACTGCCGCAGGGGTCAAGCCAAAGTCCACGCCAACATATACTGGAGAATTTGCAGCTACTGGTATTTCTTCTTTTGCTATGTGCACTTCTGCTGCAAACATCGGATAGACAGGTTTTCCATCTTGGATGTGGCCCAGACGATTCATCACATACACATCTATCCATGATTTAGTCTTACCCCTTATCAAATTGGAATAATAACTCTTGAGCATGTTCTTGGTGTTTTCAGCCTTAGGATTTGGCTCGTAGTCTTCTATCTCGCCCTCTTCACCCTTCTTCTCAACCATACCGCAGGGTTGGGTATAGAAAGACCAGTTGTCTGGCTTAACCAACATCTTAGCTTGCTCACGCGGTATATGATCTGGCACTGGAACTTCACCTGCCATAATCGGCCACCAGTGATCTTCTTCGGGTGCGTTGGTATCGGCAATGACACCAGTCCAAGTAGGGCCGCCATCACGCATAGAAGGAAAACGCCCAACACGCATAGTGCAAGCGTCAATAATGCTCTTGGCAATTTCTCTAGCTTCATTAATCCAAACGCCAGTCAGTTCTAAGGATAGCAATTTCTTCACATCTTCGGGGCGGTCTAAGGCTAAGAAGATAACCTCAAGGTCAATGTCGCCCTTCTTAATGTGATGCGTATATGGCACTGACCAAGTGAACTTGCCCCAGTCTGATTCTGGAAACCAGTCAAGCCATGTCTTGATGGTGGTAGTTCTAAGTTGAGGATTGGTATTACGAATGATTGCCCATCGGCTTTTGCGGATTCCGTCTGGCCCTTTGCCCTGTTGGATTGCGCGGCGAAACACTTCTACACAACAGCCAACGGATTTGCCAGAACCGACTGGCCCTCTTACGCCACGAAAGAATGTATCGTCTTTCATAAATCCCTTGAGGACTTCCCCATCGGGTTTGTATTTGAAGTCTATCATCTAAGCCCTTTGTCCACTCCAGAGCGAATCATATTTTCAACCACCTCTGGGGCAATGCTATCAATCAGCTTATCGCACTCATGGTCGGTAACAAAGTGATGCCCATGCTTTGCAATGACGCTTGATAGATGAACCTTGCGAACAATGCCGCGAAGCATATCACGGTCTTGTTGAGTAATTGTAGAAGTAAAGCTCACTTCTTTTTCTTTTTCTTTTTAGGCGCAGCTTTCGATTCATCAATGTCAGGCGTAGAAGGATTGTCAGCCTTGTACGACCCCTTGGCTGTTCTTGCCTTCACTGGCTCTGGCCCTTCAACCAAACGCTTGCTATCAGCCATGCGCGTCTTGCCAGTATAATGAATCCCTGCAATCGTATGGGTTTCGCCAGTCCAAAGTTCGTTAGTGTGTGCAATATAAAAAGCCATGATTCCTCCCTATGGTATTTTATCCCTGTCAGCCTCTTGCTGCTTTGCGTCAGACTTAAACATCTGCCGTTCCATTTTTTTTATTCGCTGTAGCAAAGAATGGTGACGAGCAGTTATAGTTCTTTGACCAAGCTTCCTCGCTTCTTCCATGTTGTCTTCAAACTTCTTGCCTTTAAAGTACCTCGCAAAAAGCCGCTTGGCTTTATAAGGGTATTTACCTTTAAGTTCATTCTCAATAGCGTCAGCCGCATCAGTCAAAACGGTATAGCGGTAATTAAAACGATCTTCTGGCTTTTGTGGATTAGGCATCAGTATTTACTCTTTAGCGCTGTAAGCATTGAAGACTGCATCGCGCCGCCGCTTGGCTTTGGAACATCCTTCATCTTAGGCTTGCTTCTTTTAATCTTGCTTTGAAGCAAAGAAGGAAGAGGGCCATAGTCAATCTTCATTTCCTTATAGTAGTCTTCTGCGCTTTTACCACCGCCACACATAACTAAGCCTTTCCTGCTTTAGCGTTCCTTTTAATAGACCGATTAGCCGCCCTAGCTATAGAGCGCAAATTCTTAGAAGAGTTGTCTTGCGGATTGCCATTCTTGTGGTCTACATCCTTGCCATCATTCCGCTTGGCCTTGCCAGACTTCTCCAACTTGTAACGAGCCTTCTTCCTTGCCCTGTTAGCCGCCATCCGTTTAGGCGACTTGTCGTACTTGCCCTCGCCAGACATAGAATAATCGCGGACATAATTCTTACCACTTGGCACTACATCTGCCTCTTCTTAGCCATAGATAGCAAAGACTGATCTTTGAGAGGCTTGCTAGGAGAGTACATACCGCCGCCGCCTTTGCCGCTTGATTTCTTAACCACTTTGCCGCCTAGCTTCTTAAGCTTAAGCTTCAAGGACTTTATTTGATCCCTTGCGTGCCTAGCTGCCGATTGCTGCTCAAATGGAGAAACAACATCAAAACCTGCTTCAAGCTTATCTAGGAAGGATTCATGGCTGGAAATTTGCTGTTGAATCTCATTGCGCTTGCGACGAACAACAGCAGCACGATTTAATTTCTTACTCATCTTTTTTCTTCCTTAAGTATCCACCACTCTTGAGAGCAGCCTTGGCGACAGTCATGTCAGCCCTCTCTGGCTGCTTCTCTGGGGTACGATCAAATCTACTCATGTCAGAACCTTATGCAGATAAAAATATTTTTGACAATGCACAAATTAGCCCACATTCGTGGGCAAGCTCTGAAGGGAAATAATGTGAGTGGTAGACCCCCTTACAGTTTTCAACCGCAACTTTTCCCCCACCCCCCTACCTAAGCCCAAGCATTGCAGGTCGTTTTCTGGCAAACGCAGCGAAGATCAACCAAGGTCAATAGATACACGTATGTCTCCTGCCACCTGCACTTGAGAACGGTCAATAGGTTTATACCCTGCACGATCCAGCAAATCCTTACTGGCTTCCAACTGGACATACTCAGACTTAGCCCCTGTTGCTAGCCTTCTAATAGTTCCAGCTGCTAGGGTAGCACTCATTCCAAATTCTTCATTCATCCTCTGCATCAGGTACTGCTGCACATGGGGCAACTTCATAGTCTTGGTAGCAGTCACTCTTCCAGACTCGCCCTTACTGTATCCTGCTAGCTCTGCGGCTTGAGCCAATGTGCATCCCTTTGCTACAATGGTGTCTACCAAAGCGGTCTGTTTATCGGTTAGCTTTCGGGTCACTGGAATCATATGAAAATCCTTTCTTCTATGCTGATGACACGCACATAACTAACTGTTGCTGTCTGTGTTTGCTAGATGGTGCAAGCATCATAAAGAAAGATTCATTGTATATCTCATTCGCTTGCCCCCCTCTCCCTCTCTCCCCCCACGATAGCACTATTCCTTAATGCGCTGTCAATAGTGACGTAACGTAACCTTGCCAATTACGTGGGGTCACACCTTGCCAAAAGCATTGACGTAATTTGGGGCAATTTTGCATTTAATTGTGCTTCGCTCTCTTCTTTGCAAAACCGCGCTACTCATCAAAGACAGAGCCACAAGTGTCTCTGCGGCCTGTGGGCCGTGAGTATCGCATTGGCCTAGTGAGGATAGGCGATACGCTATTCACAGTTCATTGCCTGATGCAGTGTACAAGAATGATTGTCCCAATCATGTCACTCCGTTAGCTCTTCCGAGAGACAAGCTTGTTAAGCTTGACCAAATGACCTTTAAAAAGATCAAACAAACAAGAAAAAGAATACTGAATTTTCTTGCGAAAATACTCTAATAAAAAGATTTGGCTAAGACGCCAAAGTCGGGGGTTGCAGAACCGTCATAAAGCAACGGCTTGCCAAGATCAACCAGATTGGCGGCCTTCATACATTCTTAGTGTTCCGTCTGCTATCCCTCATGTTGTGCTTCTTGGCTTGTCTTGGCGTGTGTGAGTCGGGCAGACGGTGGCGTATGAACCTTCCGCAAATCAGGTTGATCTTGGAAGCTGCGTTTTAGTTGTGCTGCGCCCTGTTTAGTGGCAACGCTTGCGCGTTGCTGTGCAGCCAAGTCCGATGCTTTAAGACGAACCTGCGGCCACCCCCGACTTTGGGTCAAGCCAAATCGAAGAAAAACAGCAACCGATCTAGATAAAGGAGTTAAGATCATGGCTAAATTGAATGTAGAAACGCACAACGCAGACGGCAGCACCAACGTTGCCTCAGATGAAATGGTCATCAACACGGACGTACAACGCCGCATCGGACTAGAAGCTTGCGAAGCTTTGACAATGTGCTTTGCAGGTGGCGACGAATACCAAGGGCGCAACATCGCAACCCAACTTTGCCGCATGGTGGATTTCATGTTGCCCTATCAGCAAGACCAACTAAGCACCTTTGAAGCTGACAAGGTTGTACTTGCGGAGAACCCCAACAAAGCAAACTACGACGAAGAGATGGAAGAACTGCAACGCAAGATCGACGAGAAAGCGATTAACGTAAATCAACTCCTGCTACTGCGCGACATCACCCGCAAAAGCTTTGCCACCACGCAAGGCTTTAAATATATCCCGAAAGAAACAGGCGGGCGAAAGCCAACAGGCGTAGCGGCAACCGCAGCTTTCTTAGCAAAGCGCAAGTAACAACAACAAGGGGCAGCGCAAGTTGCCCCCTCACTTTCTTTTCTCAAAATGGTGTCGATATGAAAAACCCAAACAACATGACAAAAAAAGAACT